GGATAAGGTACAAATGGGAACATGGTTTCAGGATATCAAAAAAAAATTATCGAAAGATTCTGATATCTACCGACAATTATCAAAGATTCGAATAATCAAGGAAGAAATGGATCGATATCTAGAAGAAAAAGAAAAGAAACCCAAAAACATACAATCATTAGATCCAAATGAAAAAATCAAGGAATTCATAAACCGAGTCGAACAACATAATGAAATCCCAAGTCCTAGAAATAAAACGGTACGATTTTCGGATACGGTACAAATGGGGATATGGTTTCAGATTACTATCAAAAAAAAATTATCGAAAGATTCTGATATCTACCAACAATTATCAAAGAATCGAATAATCAAGGAAGAAATGGATCGATATCTAGATGAAAAAGAAAAGAAACCCAAAAACATACAATCATTAGATCCAAATGAAAAAATCAAAGAATTCATGCACCATGTCGAACAACATAATGAAATTCCAAGTCCTAGAAATAAAACGGTACGATTTTCGGATAAGGTACAAATGGGGATGTGGTTTCAGACTATCAAAAAAAAATTATCGAAAGATTCTGATATCTACCAACAATTATCAAAGAATCGAATAATCAAGGAAGAAATGGATCGATATCTAGAAGAAAAAGAAAAGAAACCCAAAGACATCCAATCATTAGATCCAAATGAAAAAATCAAGGAATTCATGCACCATGTCGAACAACATAATGAAATCCCAAGTGGTAAAAATAAAATGGTACGATTTTCGGATAAGGTACAAATGGGAAATTGGTTTCATAATGCTATAAAATCCAAATTATCGAAAGACTCTGACATCTACCAACAATTATCTCAAAATCGAATAATCAAGGAAGAAATGGATCGATATCTAGAAGAAAAAGAAAAGAAACCCAAAGACATCCAATCATTAGATCCAAATGAAAAAATCAAGGAATTCATGCATCATGTTGAACAACATAATGAAATCCCAAGTAGTACAAATAAAACGGTACGATTTTCGGATAAGGTACAAATGGGGAACTGGTTTCATCATACTATCAAAAAAAAATTATCGAAAGACTCTGACATCTACCGACAATTATCAAAGAATCGTATAATCAAAGAAGAAATGGATCGTTATATAGAAGAAAAAGAAAAGAAATAATTCATAATATAATAAAAAATAATATCTTTGAACAATAATAAAATATATTCTTTAATTTTTATTATTAATCAAATCGATTTGCGAAACTCTATTACCAAAATATTCATAAAAAATTTTGATTTAACATATTTTTGTAGCTTTTTAAGTTTTTGAAGAACATATAAAGTTTCTAATATTTTTTTTTTATTTTTCTATAAAATGATTTCAATTTTTATCAATAATCATAGATCTTTCATTTATTGTCACAATCGAGATAAGCATTTTTATTGTAGGTATTTTTATAATAACAAATAATGGTAGACTTTTGAAACAAATTGGTTTAAGAAATTGAAATATTTAATAAAAATGGCTTATCGTTCTTTTGTAAAACAATCATTAGATAGAGTGTCTCTTGGTGAAAAAAATCGTAATGCACCTGAAGGACATAAATTTTGCAATGCAATATGTTATGATTATTTACCAATTAATAATTTCTCATCATCCCACGTTATATGCAATAATTGTAGAAATTTAATCAATATGGCTGATCAAAAAATTAAAAATAAAGAAATGACTCTCGATGAATTTGTGAATGATCCAATGACAGTGTATAATAAAAATAAATTGGAATTAAATGTCAAAAAAATGTGTGAAATATGTAAACAAGATAAATTTGTGAATTGTTTTGAATATAATAGAAAAGTATGTAAAAGTTGTCGTGCATTACAATTATCTACCAAATCAAAAACTGCTTTAGAAGGATATATAAAAGACATTGAATTATTAAAAAATAATATACCAGAATTAGAAAATTATTTGTTACATATCCCTAAAGACTGTTTGATATTAATCATATCACACTATCAAATCGGTAGGAAATCCACCGATAAAAAATCAACGATGGTTTTTAATTCAGTACAATACTTTAAAAGGCTGTTAAATCCAACTATTTGCAAAGGAGGTTGTGGTTCAAATACAGTTGACAATTTTGATTTTTGTGAAAAATGTAAGATTCATCAACCTAAAAAAACATCAGAACGAAGACAAGAATTTATTGATAATCTAGACAAAATTGTCGGTGAACTGAAACCTATGAACTCAGAAACAGATAGAGATTTATATAATAAAGATGAATTGTGCCAGATTGCGAGAAAATTTAATATTATTTTTCTTCAAAAAACTAAAAAAAATGAATTATTTGACATGATTAATAATGTTTTACAAAAAAGAGAAGAAAAAAGATTAATCGAAAATGCCAAAAATGAAATTAAAGATAAAATCTGCATTATTGAATACAAATTTGAAAATCTTGTGCTCAATGATATAGCCATAGAAGCTAGATCAAGTGATGGTTATATCAATGCTACCCAATTATGTAAGGCTGGGGGAAAATTATTTGGTCATTGGTTTACTTTACAAACTACAAAAGATTTAATTGATGCTTTATCGAGTGATATCCATATTCCGATATCACAACTTGTGGTTGTTCTAAAGGGCAATTCTTCTAAATTTTCTCAAGGTTCGTGGATCCATCCAGATCTTTCTGTTCAACTAGCCCAATGGATTAGTCCTCAATTTGCCATACGAGTCTCAAGATGGGTTCGTGAAATCATGATAACTGGTAAAGTCAATACAGATATTTACAAATCAAATGAAGAGTTAGTCAATCTCCAATTGGCATTGCAAAAAGAACAAGAAGAAAAAAAAATGTTAGAGATCAAGCACAAAAGTTTACTTCAAAAAAGACAATATCATAAATTTCAAAAAGGATCTTCATTTTATATTATTAAAATAAATGATTATGATTATAAAGTCGGTTATGAGGAAGTTAATATTAATAATCGATTACAAACTCATAGGACGAGCATTCCCAATTTGAGATTAATTTATCTTGTATATACTCCTGATGCATATTTGGTAGAACAGTGTATGTTGAAACGTTTCAATAGTAAAAAAATTGAAAACAATCATGAATTTCTTACTGAAATAAATGAATTAGAGTTGACGAGTTCTGTAAACACTTTTATACAATATTGCAATTTAGAACATAAAGTTGTTGATATAGAAGAAATCAAAAAATATAATGAAAGTTAAAAACTTTGTCACAGAGTAATAACCCAATATTTTATCAAATTTTTATTATTAGTAATAAATATTATGGTAAAAAATAATCATTGTATTTTTAAAAAGGTTTAAAGAAATGAAAATATAATATAAAATGTCTTATCGTCAATTTTTGAATCAATCTCTAAACCGCGATGAATTAAAAGAAAAAAATAGAAATGCGCCTGAAGGGCATCGATTTTGCAATGGTCTTTGCTTTAATTATTTACCGAATGAAAAATTTAGTAGTTTTCATGTGCTTTGTAATAATTGTAGAAATATAATGAATATAGTAGAACAAAAAGTTCACCGAAAACAGATTACGATTGAAGATTTTAAAAAGGACCCAATGGTTATTTATCAAAATCAAGAAAAATTACCGACTCATTCTAAAAAAACTTGTGAAAATTGTAAAGAAGAAAAATTAATCACCAATTTTGAATATAATCGCAAGATTTGTAAAAGCTGTCGTTTTTTACAACAATCGTTAAGGAACAAAGAATTAGCACAAAATTATATTAAAGATATTGAAGAAATTAAAGATAATATTCCGATTTTAGAAAATTTTTTACATCAGATTCCTAAAGATCAATTAATATTAGTGATTAGTCATTATCATATAGGGAGAAAATCAAATGATAACAAGATTCAAATGATATTTAATCTAGTCCAACATTTTAAAGCATTATTGAATCCCAATCTTTGCAAATCAGGTTGTGGAAACACAGTTATAGAAAATTTATCGATTTGTGAAAAGTGTAAAAAACAACCTATAAAAAGACGAACAGAACGAGCCCATGAATTTACCAGGGATCTTGATAAAATAATTGAAAAACTTGAACCTATGGATCCTAAAAAAGATCTGGATATTTATAATAAACAAGAATTGTGTCAGATTGCTAAAAAATTTAATATTGGATTTATACAGAGTATCAAAAAAACAGAATTATTTGATAAAATTAATGCTGTGTTGATCAAACGACAAGAAAATCGGAAATTAAAAGAAGCCCAAGAGGAATTGGAAAAAAAACAGATAATAGTTTCAGATACTAAATTTGAAGACCTTGTGATCAATGAAATAGCCATAGAAGCACGATTATCTGATGGGTTTATCAATGCTACCCAATTATGTAAAGCTGGAAACAAAAGATTTAATAATTGGTATCAATTAAATCATACAAAAGAATTTATTAATGAATTGAGTACCGAAACTGGAAAACTAGTATCGGATCTTGTGGTTATAAAGAAAGGTGGAAATGATAAAACATCTCAAGGATCTTGGGTGCATCCCGATATAGGAGTCCAATTAGCTAGTTGGATTTCACCCAAATTTGCGATTAGAGTTTCAAGATGGGTTCGAGAAATTGTATCAACGGGAACTACACAATTTATCCCTAAATCCAATGATGAATTAATTAAATTACAATTAGAATTACAAGAAAATCAAGACAAATTGAAAAAATTAGAAACTAATCATAAAAATTTATTATTAAAACGAGAATATCATAAATTTAAAATGGGATCTTGTCTATATATCATTCAAGTGAATGAGAATCATGTCAAAATTGGATATACCGACAATCTTAATGAACGATTAAAATGTTATCGAACATCTATCCCCAATATGAAAATATTATTCATCATCTTTACGAATAAAGCTCATCTTCTTGAACAATGTTTGTTGAGTCGTTATGATGATGCTCGGATAGAAAATAACCACGAGTTTTTATACGATTTATCACTATTAGAATTAACGGGATCCATCGACACAATTTGTAAATACTTAAAGTTTGATTCTAATATTATTTCTCAAGAGGAAATTGATGCTTATAATGATTGTTAGATATTAGTGCATTGGTCTTTTGAACTTGATTTTATATTTATTAAATCCGAGGGGAAGATTTGCCTTTCCCCGATTAATATTTACTAAATCCGTTGTGCAGATTTGCACCTCATTACTACTCAAAATGTCTTTAAATATAAATATATGAAATCATATTTTTCTATAAAAGTTATTTAATCACGAGTTTAAAATTAAAAAAAATTTTCCCTATGGTCAGGGTTAAATCTTGACCGATGAAATTTCCATAGGTCTACTGATCCCAATTTAAATTTATCGGGTATTGGTTTTGCACGATACCAAAATAAACAATCTTCTAATTTGTTACTGGTTGTCGCATTGTGAATATATAAAGCAGTGTAGTCCGAGGTAAGCTGGTCCATTATCTGACAAAACATACTAAAGTCCGGGATAACTCCCGCATAATTTTCCCATAAATTTTTACGATTCCTCAGATTGGTTTCTCGCAGAATAAATACTCCGTCCACATTTGTTCGGATGACAGGTTTCACATCCATACAGTATTGCAAACTAAGTATAAATAACATCTTCCAATGTCTACCGTTTTTGAAAATTCCTTGCATAAGTGGCTTATTGAAAATCTTCGGATCATCGGTGCAATCATCCAAGAGCAAAACCGCCCATGGATTTTCCAAATGTTTTTTGGCGATTTTTTGGCGAACAATAAAATCTTCGATTTTTTTTTCGTCCAATTTATTGTACACAAAAGTGGAGGGAATAATTTTTTTATAATGACCGTTCGAGTCTTCGGTTCCTGACATGACCATGAACATAGGAAAAATGTCTCTTTTCTCGTATAAAAGGGAGGTAATTAAAGTCGATTTACCGGTATTCTTGACCACGTCAAAAGTTTTTAATAAAAATAAATGATTTCCATCTAACCCAAAACCAAAATATTCATCAATATTTTCATATTCAATCGTAAACCCTGTAACTAGATGATTTTTATTCGATTTTGAAACGTTTACTTTTTTTCTTGGAATTTTTACTGGTATTTCATCGACTTTATCTCCATATATATGACAACGAGAAAAAGTTCCTTCTTTTAAACATTTTTTTTTATACGCGGCAAAACCTAAAGATCGAGCGACAAAAATTATATCGTCAAGTAATGTTTCATTTTTTTGTATAATATCATAACCCCAATTATCTGTATATCCATCCTTATCGATAATTCCTGCCAATAATTTTAATCGGTTTTCTCTTGAATTTATTTTATATTCAAAAGGAATATGTTTATTATTTAATAATTCATTTAAAATTTGTTTTTGATTCACCATTGATTCATTTCGATAATCAATAATTTCTGCATCGATATTTTTTCCATCACCTAACCAAAATCCTAATAAATAAGGATCGATATCGACCTTTTTTTCATCCCATTCTACACCTGAAGAACGAAATAATTTGAATCGTTTTTTCCAAGTGTCAGATTTTTTCAGATAATTTTCAACTGAAATAATTTCAATATGTCCTTTTGGTATATTATTATATCCGGTACACATCAACACCAAATCATGTTTTTTATTTACCGAATAAGATTCCCCTTTATTCGGAATAATTTTATACATTTCATCCATATCGTGAAATAATTCCAAAACATTTCTGGGTGTCCCATCATTTCCCATAATTATATCACCAATGTTAACGTCTTGGACCAATTTTATTTTTCCATCAAACATCAAAATTTGGGTATTTTTCCGGTAACATCCTGGTTTACCAATTACTACTATTTTTGATGATCCCTGTGAAGGGATCATAAAATTACTTTTATTTGGTTGAATTATATCCAAATCTAATTCTTTGATATGTAAATCCATTTTATCTTTTTTTTATTTTTTTAAATATTTTTTTTCATAATAACATAACCTCATACCATCTATAGATGGTAAATATTTTTGTCAAAAAATTGTGATTGCTTTATCAAATCACGATTAAATTTTATTGCAACCATATGTGTTGTCGTGCTTCTCGAGCCGTCATGCGTTTGGTAGGATCCAAAACCAAAAGTTTAGATATAAAATCTTTTGCAGTATCTGAAACATAATCAAAGAATGGGGATGGAAAATCATATTTTCCGATTCTTACTTTTTGTAATGTTTCCTGATCATCCGCACCATAAAATGGTGGGCGTCCAGATAATAGCATATATGTTATCACACCAACCGACCACATATCACAATCTTTTGTATAAGAACCTTCCAACACTTCTGGTGCAACATAATAGGGTGTACCAACTGGTCTATGCATTTTTATATGATCCTCGTAATAGCATGATAAACCAAAATCAATAAGTTTCAATTCTGCATTATAAGTATCATTTTCAAATAGATAGTTTTCGAGCTTTAAATCACGATGAACGATACGATGATCGTGACAATATTGAATCGTTTCGACTATAGTTTTTACTAATTTCAAGGCTATTTTTTCTGGAAAACAATGTCTATCTTGTTTATGAAGTTTATCCAATAATTCACCCCCAGAGCACAATTCCATTATTAAATACAATTGTTCTTCTGTTTCATAGATTTCATATAATCGTACAATATTGGGGTGGTTCACTTGTTTCATTATACGAACTTCTTCCCATACTTTATCTATATTATGTTTATCCCTATTTCGAGTTAAATGTAAAGTTTTCATGGCATATAATTTACCCGTCTGCAAATGTTTTACAGCACGAACCATACCACTGATTCCCGTGCCTAAAATTTTTCCAAGATCTACATCATAAACCTGTCATGAAAAACATTAAATATATTTCCGTAAAAAAATCCATAAATTAATAATTGCTTACCTCTTTTATTGGTTTATTTAAACCTCTTTTCATATAATGTATTTCTTTGTCACAAATGTTTTTATGATTCTTATTCTTCTCCAGATCGTTTTTATGATAATGAACACTTATCATAAATCGTAAATTCACGCATCCCATGATTATCTGAAAAATACAAACAAATAAACATTATTCTTTATCGTGTATAACGAAAATTACTCATTGATTTTGAAAAAGACATTAAAAAATCATTTTTTATTAAATTGTAAACGAAATGGGTCATCATTTTTATTTTCTGAATAACTTTTTTATTGTTCAAATTTAAATGAAACAATTATTATTTACTAAAGAGCGTCCTCTAAAAATTGGTACTGATTGTTCGGGGATAGAGGCTCCCATTGTCGCCCTTAAACAGATGAAGGTTCCCTTTTCTCATGAATTTTCTAGCGAGATCGATAAACATTGTATATCAACAATCCAAGCCAATTTTAATCCTAAAATCATGTTTGGAGATATAAAAGAGCGTAAAATCAAAGATATTCCGGATATTGACATGTATGTGTGTGGGTTTCCTTGTCAGCCATTCTCTAACGCCGGTCGTCGAGAAGGTATCAGAGATCCTCGTGGCACTATATTTTACGAGTGTTTGAGGGTTATTAAACACAAAAAACCCATTATATACATATTAGAAAATGTAAGGGGATTATTATCTATTGATGATGGTGAAACATTCAAAACAATGATTTCACATTTAGAAAAACTCAGAATGTACAATGTTTATTGGAAGGTGCTGAATACGGCGGATTATGGTATTCCACAATCGAGAAAACGTGTGTTTATTGTCGGGATACTCAAGAAATATCAAACAAATAAATTTGAGTGGCCCAAACCCATCCCGTGTCGTTCATTAGAAGAATTTGTGGATTGGAATGATCAGAATAATACAATGATTAATGAAAAATATAGGAATCATTTAAAAAAAATGAATCCAAAAGCCGTATTTTTAGATTTAGCATTTAAAAATAAATATTTTCCCGTGGCCGATAAAATATGTTCATGTATTTGTTCTAATTCTAATTTTATAAATGTGTATTTAATGAGAGAAATCAACAAAAAAGAACTTTGTTTATTACAAGGGTTCCCTCCCTCTCTTTTGATTAAAAACAATTGTAAAACCATAATCCATAAGATGATTGGGAATTCAATATCTACAAATGTATTAAAGCATTTATTTAAAAGTATTTTTGAAATCTGCTCACTAATTCAGGATAAATGATATAATTATTATTTTTTTTCATGATGATTTGTCCATAATTTTTATTTGATTTGAGTTTATTTCCACTCGTGCAAATGTGTTTTAATTGATGTATTCCATATTCTTTACACAAATCCAAAATTTCTTTTTTCGTATATTGTTTTTCGGGATCCAATCCCTCTCTCATAAATCGTGCGATTGCTGATTGATTTGTCGGATCGCTCCATTTTTTAAACATTCCATTTTTATCATTTGTCAATCGCTCCAATTCTTTTGGATCTATGAGTTCTTTTTCAGATTTTTCATCTTTTTTGTGATTCAGCATCTCTGTTATGCATCGATCTTTATTAAATTCTTCCATCGTCATCCCCCCATCCTCATCCATAACATCGGTTACGTTTCCTCGGAATCGTTTATTTTTGTATAATCGGCATCGTGGGATTTTTTCCTTGTAGAATTGTTTTTCTTCGAGCCAATCCATCAATTCTTTTTTTTCATCTTTTGTAATCGTCGATAATTGTTGGAATATATCTTCTTGAAGCATATAACCCTTGTACAGGTTTTCATAATCTTTTTGGGGTAAATAGCATTGTAAAGGAATATTATCATGATAGATACCACATAATCGCATGCTCTGGATCATTGTTGTGATATCGGATGATCGTGGTGGTCGGTAGAACATGTGGGTAAGATGCCACCCAAAATCTTCAGAAACAATATTAATCCCGCGACCCACAAGTTTATAGGCAATAATGATAATCCTTGGGAATCGTAAAGCACCCCCGTTATTTTTAAGATATTGGAGCACATAAGGGATCGGAGTATTATTAAAATAATGGACGGAGGGTTCCTTCTCCATCCCTTTTTTCTTGCATATCGGAAGAACGATCTTAATTTTATTGAGATGATGCGAGTATAATTTGCAATTAGTACCGTTGTAGGTTAATACTGTATATTCTTTCTTGAATGTTTTCATAATCATTTTCATTAAAAGATCCTGCTGAGCGATCAATCGCTCTGATTTTATCATCGTGATCATTGGATGCTCGTCCTTGTCTTTGATTTGGAACGGCTTGTGATCTTTATGATTGTTCAGGAAATCGTTGAGATCCTTATCGTTTAGAGTATCACCATCAGAAGGTTCAATGTAATGGTATTGGATATCCGTGACACCTTTATAATCACCAGGAGGTTTCAGATAATAGAGATTTTTTGTATCGAACCCCAAAGATCGTGATTGAATCGGCTCAAAAAGAGTAGCGCTGATGCCAAAAACGGCCTCACAATTCGTTTCCACAAGATAGCGAAATTGTGGGGAAAACTGATCTCCCAATGAGTAACCAATCTGATCAATCTCGTCTATAATGACGTAAAGAGGAAAATTGATATTGTTATTCTCGGCTACAATATCCAAACAATCGTTGATCTTAGAGAGTTGGTCATGATTTGCCAGCGACAAGATAACATTGGCCCCCTTGGAAATATCATCGAGCATATCTTCATGACGAAAAAGCGTATTATCTTTGCGTCTTTTTATATTTCCCGCATAATAGATATTGGGAATTTCTATCATATCGAGAGTGTCAAAAGATTCTAAGAATTCTTCGAATTCAAGGAGGAATCGTTTGAATCCTCGCTGGAACTGATCATAATCATCCGTAAAATTTCTGAGCATAACGAGGACATTCGATTCCAAATAGCCCGTATGATAAAGACATAGGGCATGGATAATCCTAGATTTCCCACTCTGCACGCAACCTTTGATCAGGGTATAAGCAATACCCTTATGATCATAAGGTTCAGAAAGAGTTGGATTATGTGGATCGTCCTTGACGAGATCGAAAAGATGAGTTTTTTCTTTTATGAAATCGAGTATGTATCGTTTAGGGTTTGGAGAAATCGAGTCGGTGATCTGACTTGCGGTTTCATAAACCGATTCGGCATCGGACGATTCGGAAACGGTTTGATTGCCGATAAGGTTGTATAAAAAATCCATTCGGATAATCTGTGTGCAAACAAAATATTAGATGCGCACATAATGAAATGATCACAAAAGTAAAAAATAAATTAAAAAAACATCAATTTTTAATCTGGGAATAGTAATAATAAATCTTTCCCTAAAGAATTAACAATTTATTATATCATATTGAATCAAATTATTTAAATCCTCCAGTGTAATCATTGAATTTTTTTTTTTAGTTGGACAGGGAGAATGAATTTCTGTAACCACTACATTATCTTTAACTAATTCATTAACGATAAATTTAATGAGTCTATGTTCATCCTGGTTCCATTTAAAATAATATTCTTTAGATTTTCCCTTGTATGACATTTCAATACACCAATAGGTTGGTGATATTAAATCAACGGAGTATGTAATATATGGGGTTTCATTTTTAATCGTCATAATTTTAAAATCATCTTGAATAAACATCTCGTCATCTTCACAATTGATATAACTGATCAGATCTAGAACCGCGAAAAGATTAGAACGACGACGATTAAATAATTCTTGAATTTTTAAGATGCACGCGTTAATCATTTTTTTATTAGCAGAAAATGTAGAATGAGAAACGGATGCTTGTTTTCTCTGGGAAGGTTTAAGAAAAGATGAAATGTATTCTTCAATATTCTCGGGTAAATTGTTATACATTATTATTTATAATAAATAATAATTTATTTATTTTTAAGAATATGAAGATAAAATAGTTCATTCTTTAAAATCTTTATATTTTTAGGTTTCCAATAGGATTCGTTTTCATAAAATAATTTGGTTTTTTTTTTGTATTGTTCGACAAAAACGAGACCTTTTTTTTTGAAAAAAGAAGATAAATAATCGATTGTAAAATAATTATTTAATGGTTCGGTATCTTTCAAGATGATTTCAAAATTTTCAAAAAAAAGGTATACTTCTGGGAATTTATTCCAATTAATTATATTTTCATTAAAAAGGATAAATTGTGAAATAATATCTTTTATATCTTTTATAGAAAAGGGAGTATTAGAATAAGGATTGTGGGGTATTCTGAATGATTTCATCAGATTACATATATTATATCGAGGTTCAATTTCTACATGTGAACGACTCAGATCATTATGAAAAATATGTAAAATTTCTTCGGGTAAAAATATATATAAATTATTATTATTTTTAATCTTTATCGTGGGACCTGAATAATTGTATGTTTCGGTTGTCCAATCTAAAAAATATTCGTTTGTAAAATCTCTTTGGGTGTCATAAAATTTTGGGAATAGTTTAGAATAACATGTTTTCAAAGAAAATAATATAAATTTATTTTTTTCTTTTGGAATCGTATAATCCTTTAAAAGATGAGATTTTTTTAAATCCTCGATCGGTATATGGAAAATTATCTTATCGGCAATTTTACAAAAATCATAAAAATTCATTTTATTTTATTTACTCAATTATTATATTAATATATAATAATTTCATTTTTAGATTTCCCAAGGAATTTTTTATTTTCCATATAAAAAAATGGATAAAAATACTAATTTAAATCAGTTGGAGTGGGCATATGAACAATATGCACCTCCCATAACATTAAATTTACAGGATTGGAATAAATATGTCGCCAGTGGTGATAATACATTATATGGGGATAGTATTATACCGGGTAATACAGAGATGAATGGTGCGGTATATTCAGGTCATGTACGACAAAATCCAATGACGGCGATGTATCCGTACGATTCTATTCAAAATTCTTATTCATAAAAAAATTTTTCATTTGCCTTCATATTTAATATTACATTCTTGCAATGTGTTTTTAATACCACTCGCATCACTTATAGATATTTTTGTTAATAATGTGCCGAGATCGCTTTCATTTTTCATAAATTTACAAAAATTATTAATGGTATCCTTGGATACTTTATTTTTATATAAACCATCTAATATACAAGTTGCGCTATCTTTGCTAATAGAGAAAATAGAACTGATGTTATTTATACATTGGTTTCGTGCAATGATTTTAGATAAAAATAAAAACCAAAAAAGTAATAAAAACAGTAAAATCAGAAAAACTATCAAAATTAAAATAAGCATTTATTAAAAATTTTTTTTAATAAATCTAATGAAATTTTTAATTTTTTTATCAATAACGATTATTGAATTCGTTTTTGGAAAATATAATCTCGTAGATCCTAATCCGTCTTGTTATTCAATGGGAATCAATTATTGTCCCAAAATAAGTAATATAACGACGAATGAATATATGTCATGGAGGGAAAGGACACATCAACTTCTTTTGAATTCCATGAGGATTGATCCTGTCAATTTTGTTAGTAATTTTACAAATAATACTATGGCTTATGCTTGTCCAATCAAAAATACAATCCCTTTTCGTTACAGTACAAATTCTCAACAAGCAGCAAAACAACAATCTTTTTTCTTAAATGTTACTGGTTGTAAATTTAGTCATGATACTTGTCCGGCTTATTGTTATTTATATAATAATGATTGTGCTTGGTATACCAGAGTTAAAAAATATGAAACCAAGTGGACAACATTGGGAGAAAATATCGCTATATCTAGGACAGATCCCTTGTCTCCTCTAAAACAATTTTCAAATAGTTCTGGACATTGTGTAAATTTGTTTGGAACTTATAAAAATATTGGTATTGGTTCGATTGGTAGAATTTGGACACAAGTTTTTACGTCTACATCCTTGCAAGAAAATATAAAAAATCCATTATACGATGGTACACATTGGAAAGGATCTCCATTATTTTCATTAAATGAATTACATTTTATCGCAAATTATTATGATTTTGCTGTGCCAACTAATATAACAGTCATTTTAAATAATAAAACATCATATCCATTGATATTAAAATCAGGAACTCGAAATCGAGGAACCTATATTTATAGATTCGATAATTTTACTTCATCAAGTTGTTTAAAATATTTTTTTCAGGTTTATGTAAATAATACAATGTACAAACTCCCTGAAGAAGGGTTTTTTTTAACACAAGGAATCAATAATTGTACAATAAATTATACACCGACATTTTGAAAATTCAAAATAATTTACTTAAAAACATACATACAAAATAGAAATAAATGATTGGAATTATATTAGCCGCTGGAAAAGGGAAAAGAATGAATTCTGATTTACCTAAAGTTTTACATAAAATCAATGGTACCCCAATGATTGAAAGAATTATTAAACAAATGTATAAATCTGATATTAAAGATATATATATAATCGTAAACCCTTATAATATTGAAATTATTAAATCTAATTTATATCAGTATACTGATTTAAATTATGTTTTACAAAAGGAACCTAAAGGAACTGGAGATGCTTTAATGGTATTTTGTGATTATTTTGATAAAAAAGAAACGCTTTTAATTTGTTGTGGCGATATGCCATTACTATCTTCCGATTTATTCGATAGAATGCAAAAACAATCTCCATTCTGTGTATGTGCATTTCAAAAAAAAAATCCTCACGGTTATGGAAGGATTGTCAGACAAGAAAATAATACTATAAAAATCATTGAAGATAAAGATTGTAATAATCTTCAAAAAAGTATTGAATTATGCAATTCTGGAATGTATATCATGCCATCGGAATCTTTAAAAAAAGTGTTGCCTTTTTTAACAAATGATAATCAACAAAGGGAATTTTATTTAACGGATACTATACAACTCTTGCAAGAAAAAGAAAAATTACATTGTAATATTCTTATTCTTGATTATAATGAATCTTTTATAGTTGAAGGAGTGAACTCGATAGGAGAATTGGACAATATCAATACGATATTTAATCCTGATTTTAGATTATTGCATGAAAATATTGAATATCTTGAACAAGTGCCTTATATCTTATCTGAACTCTCCTATTGTGAATATAATGAATCATTATTTAGGTCGCGTATTCAGGAATTACAATCCAATAAAAATATAAAAATTTATATAGCGCATCATGAATTAGTTGGGATTTATGCTATTGGGAGTCTCTACCTGCTCCCTAAATTTACCTACGATTGTGCGAATGTTGGACAGATTGAAGATATCGTTATCCATAAGCATCTTCGTAGTGAAAAATTAGGATCATTATTAATCAACCATTTAATAAAAGAAGCAAAGTCATGTAATTGTTATAAAGTAATTTTAAATGCTGATGATAAAAATGTAAAATTTTATGAAAAATTAGGATTTACCTATAAATGTTCTCAATTAGAAATACGATTTTAAAGAGTTGAAAAAATATTATTTAAAATTAAAAATTATTATTTTCTCAAATAAATGATCAATTTAAAGACAAATTATAATGAATTTATATCTTCTTCACAACCCTCTGAATTTATCAAAAACCAAAAAATCACAAATCAAAATGGTATTCTAACGACGACTTCTATAGCGCCAGAAATTGTAAAATATCCTCCCATGAATGCAAATTTTAATTTACCTAAATCTACAGGAATCGATTTAACGAGTATGTTGCAGATATCGGCCGCTCAACCCCAAACGATTAAAAAAATTCCTGAAAACTTTGATTGGAAAAAAATAAATAAAAACTTGACACCTGTCCAGCAACAGTATCAATGTGGATCATGCTGGGCTGTATCGACGGCAACCTGCATTGCCGATAAATTTGTGATTAAAAATCTGATTGATTTTAATCCTGAGATTAGTTATACTTATCTAATGTCATGCTGGATAAACGAAATTAATATGAAATGTAGAGGTTCAAATCCTTATTTAGCCCTGACATATATAAACGAATTTGGGATAGGAACCGATAAGATAGTTAATGCTAATTATGATTGGTGTACACAATTAACGAAAAATTGTAAAAAAACAAAAATAGATCCCAAAACAAATACTCAATATGATTCCTGTTTGTGCCAAAACGCAAATGGCACCAATGATGAGATTATTCTGAGTTCTTTGATTCCAGATTGCAAGGAAAAGAATTTTCAGGATGAAAAAAATGTTAAATTTTTTATAACCAAACCACAATGGATACCTTTAACGGTCGAGGAAGCGACTAAAGATTGGGTAAAATTAAACCAAAAAAAAACATTATTCAAACAGCACATCATGAATCATGGGCCTGTTATAGGTGGTTTTTT